CGGAGGCTGAGGCTGCTACGGCCGTGGAAGAGCAGCAACGCGCCTATGCGGAAGGCGGCGTGCTGCACAGCACCACCACGGCTGCGCCAGGGGATCGCCCTGAGTTGGCAGAGCCACCCGGACTGGAGGGTGGGGTCGCAAGCGGAGCACGTACGGCAAGAGCAAGATTCCCGCAGCTGACCACAATGCCTAACTATCTGCATTCGAACAATCCGCAGAATCTCCAGCAAGCGCACGACATGCGCAACATTGGCATCGGGATTCACAATCCCTTGGTCTCCGAGGCGCTCACGCGTGACCGCTTCGTGGAGGCTTTACTCGTCAAGGTCTACCACTCCGGGAACACGAAGAAGGCCATGAGGGAGTTTGAGTCGATACGCAAAACGGCGCTCCCCAAGAAGATGAGTCATGATGCTGCGATGAAGGCCGAGTATGATGCCATGAATGCAGCGCTGTCGTCGGACGGCGTCGGCTTTGACACTGTGATCAAAGCCTTCGTCAAGAGTGAGGTCTCAGGTAAGGACAAGCCTCGTCCTATCGCGAATCATGACGTGATTCGCTTGTGCGCGTTGACGAAGGTCGCCTACGTGTTCGAGCATACCACGTTTGACGTATTCCGCGATGGGTCCATCAAGGATCGCGCCAAGCGCGACGCGATCGAGGTCATCTTCACCAACATGTCAGACATGAGGCCAGGCGCGCGGTACGTCGAAAACGATTTGAAGGCTTTCGAGTTTGGCATCTCGGAAATACTTAAACAGATCGAGCAGACCGTTTTCAGACACATCGCGCGGCTCATCGGTGTTGAGGACATCGGCGAATTGCTGTTCGAACGAGTCGTCGAAGACCGCGACAAGTGCGCGACCTGGCGCATGTCGTTCCGCGACAGCACAGGTGAGCGCAGGACCTTCAAGTTGGTGCTTCAGCAGACCATGCGCGAGAGCGGTGACCGTGTCACCAGCTCAGGCAATTATTTCCAGAATTTGGTTGCCTGGTTCTCCTATTTGGTGGACGCGGAATTTGTCGAGGAGGCCCTCGACTCCTTGTTGCGCTTCAGGGGCAGGAGGATGTTCTACGTATCACCGCGCGACAGGACGCTGAAAATCGTGAAGGGCAAGCAGGTGCGCCATAACTACTTGGCGTGCTTTGCGTTCGAAGGCGACGACACCGTCGGCAGGTTTGAGGAGAAGATTTGGGCCGAGGAGGGCGAGCCATGCCCCGTTGAGGCCTTCTTCTGCCGTTGGGGCTGGTCCCCCAAACTTGTCTGGAAGCCCTTGCTGGGGGACACCTACGTTCGCTTCGTGGGGTATGAGGCGTTGCTGTGCGACAGCAAGGTCGAGTATGACGGCGGCAACATTGTGATGACGCCTGAGGTCAAGCGCTTCTTAACTACGAAGTCATGGACCACGACCGACGTGACGCCCCAGGAGCTGAAGACGTGCATTCGCATTTTTGCGGCTACGCTTGGCGAAGGGTTCAAACACGTTGAACCAATGCATGCGTTTCTGCAAGCGGTGTACGATGACAATGCGGGCGGCATCGACGTTAGCGCAGAGAAGGTGCGTGAATACGTGTTGGCGGTTTCCGGCCACTTGCCTGACGCAGGCATGACAGTGAGCCGCGCCATACCGATGCCGGGTTTCGAATGCGGAGATCCCGACAAGTGGAAGCGCCTGCTCCGTGTGAGCGCAGGCGACTTCACTGACGCGGAATGGGCGACCATGTGCCACATTGGCACCGTACGAGTTCACGGTGCAGATTTGGCGCTGAGCGTACCCGCCGCTTGGCGGGCGTAGCGTAATACCTTGTTTCACCCCGGCCGCTGCCGGGTTTTAATAAGAAGCTAAAAGCATCTACGTGGCACCTTCGGGTGTAAATTACCTGCGTGTTTGACACAGGGCCGCAGGGTCGTACACTTACCGTCCGGTTTCCACGGGCCAGACGGGGAAGATGGAGTGCTGCCGGTGTACGATAAGATGGTCCAGGTTGCAATGATCCACGCGCCTGGTAGGGGACGCGGGTGGGGTATGGTGGTAGCGGAGATGTTACACCCCACTTGGCCGGGCCTGTCCCCAATTCCACCCTTATGCCTGAGTAGCCGGGGCTAGTCCGGTGAACAGCCTGGGAACGCAGGGATGCGATACGGTGAGGGCACTACTGCTACCCGCCTGCAGCGGTTTTTGGTGTGGGGCGCCAATGTAAAGTGGTAGTTCGCGTGTGTGAGGGGCCCGAAGCGGCCAGGCCTGCGAGCAAGGGGTTGACCTTACCCTTGTGCATGTGGGTTCTGGCCGTGGACAGCCGTTCGGTTAGCACGACCGGGTGGTTGACGCACAGATTGTGTAGGCACACGTGACAAATGGCAACGAGCGCTATACGGGGCGCTATCCTGCAGTTTTTGGGGGACGGCCCCCCCGCTTTTAGCTTCCTAATAGCGATCCGGCGTAGTCCGGGGCGGCTTGGTCAGCTGCCCAGCGAAACCGGTGGGTATTATAAGCAAAAAACCAAAACCAGCGAGCATTCGCCCAAAGGTGTACTGTGTCCGCTCGCTGACTTTTGCGGTGTCATCCACGCTGTGTACAGGCGGGGATCGTAGCAATGACTAAGAGGCCAGTGATCAAGAAGATCCTGAAGAAGAAGCAGCCGGCGCGCCGTCGCGCTGGCAAAGGCGCCGACAGGGCGACCGCAGACCGCATCCTTGCACAAGGAACCGGGCGCTCAGTGAGTCGCGCCTTTGGTTGCAAGGTAGCCGTGCCACGATCGCTGACATTGCATCCGCAGGCATGGGATGCATTTGCGACGGTTCATGCTCCGCTGCCAAGATCGGTGGGTCCATACACAGTGATTCGGACCTCGTTCTTGACGCGGACCACGAGCAAGTGTGGTTTTATCGGCACTTTCAAGATGCGCGCGAAGAATCAAGGCAACCCAGGCAGCAAAGCGGTCTTGCCCGAAGGTTGGTCAAATTGTGTCATGGTGACGGAGGAAGCTCCAACCGTCATCGGGACCACTGCAGCGACAGGTTTCCACTTCTCACCGTTTCCGGGGGGCGCAGATGCAAACGCACGTTTGCAGACTACGTTCACTTGCTGCCCTGCAGCGGTTTCTGTGCAGATAATGGGACCAGAGTCAATCGGAGCTGCAGCTGGCCAGTTGGTGGCCGCGGTCGTGCCAGCCAGGCTCGACCTCACCGATGACACGCGCACCTGGGAACGGGTGCAGACCGACATTACCTCGTTCTTTCGACCACGTCTGTTGTCAGCCGGCAAGCTGACATTGCGCGGCGTTCAGATGGACTCGCACCCGCTCAGCATGAGCGATGTCAGTTCGTTTGAGCCACTGATCCACGAAGAACCGAACCCGAACGTGATAGACGCTAGAATTTGGAACGAGGAGCAGCCCTACCCCTGTGGGTGGGCGCCCTTGGCTTTTGTCAATCCGAGCTCCGCGCCGATCCAACTCTTGATTGCAGTTGAATGGCGAGTGAGGTTTGATGTCGGCAATCCTGCTGTGGCGTCGCATATGCACCACGGTGTATCGACGGACCAGAGTTGGGACCACGGCGTGCGGCGCGCGACCGAGGCCCTCCCTGGCGTGATCGACATCGTTGAGCGCGTTGCGAGCACAGGATTAGGCCTGTACGCCAAAGCGGCATCTGCTGGCTTAATTTGATCATTGCAGCGGTTCCTGTCCGCCTCGCCACAGCTGTGGCGTGCGCAGACTCCGCAAACGTTATAAAAACCCGCGTGGAGGCAAACGCGCGGGGCACTGCGGTGTAATTGGGATTCCG